TGTAGCAAATACCATTGGGTACATTGCATCAATAGTGTTATTGATAGCCTTCTTAATTTCATTGCGTGGGAACAATGGAGAGGCTGTTAACTTTGCGTTTTGAGCATGGGTTGCAGCGGTAGTGCCGCGCTGTCCACGACCCCACGGGGCAAGGGTTAATGTGTTAGCCACATTGTCTGTGTTGTTAACGAATACAATTTCATCGTCAATCTGTACATAACCACGACCAATACCTGAGGCATCATAAACAGTCAGGGTTGTTGTTGTAGTGGTGGCACTGGTAGTAAGCCAAGTGCTTGGCTCAGTGTTTTCTGTGTAGCCATGCAATACCGCTTCAACACGGTCTGCTAGGTCATTAAAGGTTGAACTCATAGGTCAATGCTCCTTAGGGCTACGACTCCTGATAATCCAGTGGTTCCTGCTAACTCATTACAAATGGCGTTATAGTCTTTGTAGTTATTAGGTTGACGAGTTGAACTTGCTTTGTAATTGAGAGCAGCAATAAGACCTAAGCCAGATGTGCCAGCCCATGCATTAGCAGCGCCTTGTTCGACTTTATATGCTGTCATTACTGGGTAGGTTCCACCGTTTGCAAGACGATTGAGTTCGTCTGCTAATGAACTTCCTGCTCTGCCTGTTGCCATTACTTTGCCTTTCTCCGCGCTGCTGCGTTATCCACAAGATTTGGATATGGTCTGCCAGCCTTCTTTGCAGAAGCCTTAGCCTTAGCCTTTTGTGCCGATGTCAATGGAGTTGACTTCTTCTTAGGGTTTGGCTTATCCCAAAATGCTTTCTTCTTCACCACTTCACCTTGTCTGCCCAGAACGCCGCGCTCATCTTGCCTTTGGCAATGTTCTTTGCGTGACGTGCTTTGAATGATGCTTGACGGGCTGATGGCTTTCTATCGCCAGTTACCCCTTGCTGACCAAATCGAATGGTCTTAACTTGGCTACCTTCTTTGGCAACCACAACATGTGACTTAGTTGGGTGAGATGGAGTGCGCTTAGGCTTGTTAAAGCCTGACACTCCCGCTCGTGCCAACCGAGAATCTTTTTTATTTGGCACGCTTCTTAGCCTTACCAGCCTGAGACAATGCGATAGCAATTGCCTGCTTGCGGTTCTTAACTACTGGTGCTTTCTTTGGACCCTTTGGGTCTTTGCCTGCGTTAAGAGTTCCGCGTTTAAACTCACCCATTACCTTGGCAACTTTGTTTTTCTTAGGAGTACTTTTCTTCATTATCATTTTCCTTTTCTGCCACTGGTCCTTCTTCACCAACACGAACAATCTTCATGTTGTTGTATTGGGCAATGTTTGCCTCTGTTGGAGCAGCGTTAACCGCACGCCCACCTACGCCGTAGGGGTTTACTGAGCCGTAGCATCCACATTTAATGCACATAATTAGTCCTCATCTTCATCTTCGTAGGGGTCGAACAGTGGTACATGGTCTGGGTTGATTGGCTTAGGAAGTATCCAATCTGGGTATGAATCTTTATCCATGATTAGTGTTAGACACACACTCTCAGGAAAGCCTGCTTTTTTTAATGCTTTGTAATATTCGTTTAGGGCAATAGCATAAGTTTCAAGGGCTGAATACTCCCCACCTTCAATGGTCAGTTTGGTTCTAGTGACCCGTGCTGGTTTCTTTTTTGCTGCCATGGCTCCTCCTAAACGAATGTTCCCGTGTTACCGTCAAAGGCTTTACCAACCTTGTCGGAAATTCTTACTGCTTCTTGTACCTTTGCCATGCTTGTTCCTGATGGCTGGATGCCTTGAGCACGAGCATTTCTGTATGCCTTTAGTTCCGCATCCCACTTGCTGTTAGACATTACGACTTTTGAGTTTGCATCGCCAACACCCATTTCAAGTGTGCCAATCTTGCAACCAAAACAATCCTCAACATATTCAGGGTGTGTTTGTCTTTGGTGTAAATTCATTAGATAGCCTCTATGTAAGCGCCGTATCCTTGAGCAGTAAGGGCATCGGCAGTAGCCTGTTCAATAACTGTAACTGTTCCACCCATGTACACTTCTTGTGCAGCAAGAGTTTCTATTTGACTTGGGTATCGGTAAGAGGAATAGATACCATTAGTTCTCATCACGGTAACACCGCGTGTAATGCTGTAACGCTCAAACAATGGACCATCACCTGCTGGAGTTTCTTCAACAGTGGGTGTTGTGAATCTATATTGGGTCATTGTTTTCCTTACTAATAAGTAGAGGGGCAGGGCTTTCGCCCCACCCCTCCCGCACGATTAAAGTGCAGCGATTGATGAGCCTGATTCAATGCGATATAGCGCAGCCTCACGGTAGCGGGCGAAACCAAGTACGCCGTACCATCCGATTGGGCGGAAACGCATCAAGCGGTCAGTCACATTACCGATAACTACGCCTGGCTCTTGAGCCACAGCCTCAGCCAATGCCTGCTTACCGCAGAGGATTGTTGAGAATACGCGAGTTACTGGTGTAACAGTTACAACTGTAGTTGCTGTAACAGCAGCAGTGTTTGCTGTGCCAACAGTAATTGTTGTTGTTGAACCTGATGTTGTGATGTCAGTAATCTTGGCACCAGAAGCGATACCTGTTCCTGCAATCTTGTCGCCAACTTCTGCACGAGAAGCGATGACTGATGTTGAAGCAACACCGAATGTAAAGCCTGCTGATGTACCAGCGACTGTTACTGCAGTTGTTGCTAGAGCAGTCTGGTCAGCACCTGACTTAGCAGAGTACATGCGTGAGTTTTCTACATAGAAAGCCCCTTCGTATGTACCGATTGTGCCAGCCCATAGGTTGCCCTGTGACTGTTCTGTGTGTGCGTGAATGTCACGCCATCCAACGTTGCCTGTTTCGGCACGAAGGTCATGTGAAACTTCTGGGTGGATACCAACCCAGTATAGGCTTCCCATGCGAGGAACAGCCTTGTTTGAGCGCAACTTAGCAACTGCCTTGCGGAGGTCCGCAGAGTCAATTGTGTCGGCTGCATCAACGGTTGCTGTTGATGTTGCGTTGCCACCGTAGATAACATTTGTACCTTGGCGTAGTGGCTCTTGAGCAATAATGTCAAGAGAGTCTGCCATGTTGTACGCAATGATGTCAGCGATTGCTGGGTCAACATCTGATAGTGAGAACAACTCTAACTTGCGAGTTGTAAGTGATGAGTTTCCTTGCTCATTTAGAGTTACAGAAACTGTTGAAACATCTGGTAGTGCTACTGCATCTACGTCTGATGTTTCTGAAAGAGCAGATGTTGCCGCTGCCAAGTCATTGTAAAGTGAGAATACAACGCTTGAACCTGGCATTGCCTGCTGCACTGGGCGCTTGTCAGCCACTGCACGAATCATTGGCTGAGAGCGAAGTGCGAATTCAACATAACGGTCATACGCTGTCTTGACGAGTCCGCCAAGCGAGGTTGTGTCGTTATATGCCATTTAGTTCACCTCCTGGTGATTGGTTGATGTTTTGGGTTAGTTAAATCCAAGGAGTGCGTCTAAGTCCTCTTTAGTCTTAGCACCTGTTACCTTTGCGAACATGTCCTCGTCAATATCTGGCATTAAGCCAGTGGCGATTACATTGTTCATACGGTTTTGTGCTGAGACATCAAGACTTTTTTGTGTTGGCGTATCATTTGTTTGAACGGGCTGTACACCAAAGACATCACCATATTCATTTACCCAAGCAGCGATAGCCTCCTCAGAGGTTTCTATGTCTTGTGGTATGAAGGCGGAAATCTTTGGGTTTAATCCCTTAGCCTGTAACACATCCTTGACAGTGCGTTGACGAGTCTGTGTCTTAAGACCGCTCAACTCCTGTTCTAGTTCTTTTGCACGCTTTTCAAGCGCACGGTTTACCTTACGGAGTTGAGACACCACATCTGTTGATGTGTCAATGTCATCTTCGTCATCGAACTGGTAATTTGTAGGCATCAGCCTATCTCCCTTGTTAGTAGTTGTATTCGCAATCCACAATTAGGTTCGGGGAAACCAGATTGGCTATTGCTCCTAGACTTGTACGCCCCCGTGGGCTAGTCGGTCACGGTGGGGATTCTTTTATATTCCTGGTGCTGAGCGAAGTGATGAGCCTGTGATACCACTAGCACCACCAAAGCGTGCGCCTTCGCGCCGTGCTCGTTGT